CTTGCGGGTCGATTGTCAGCTCTGACGTGCCGGGCGGACCAGCGGGTCCTTGAATGCCTACAATAACAACCACGGGCGGCGCAGTTCTGTCAACTGTTGTGGTCATCGCGTAACCTCCTTACTCAATATCACGAGCCCTTCAAGCCAACGCTCTGCACTAGTTGCGCTTGCCACAAATTCCAAATCATAAACACCTTCGGTCAGGATCGCCGCAGTTTCGGCCGCGGTCAGCGTCATTGTCACAACGCCATTCACGCCGCCGAATGCAAGCCGGCCGTTTTCCGTGGTCAGTTCTATAATAACGTCAGACGATGCCAAGGTCTGCCGGATTTGCATGCGCCCGGTCAGCCCGGTCAGATCGACAGGTGTGCCGCCCGCCGTTTGCAGGAACGTCAACACCTGCGAAAAATTAGAGCCTTGATATATTTTGAGATCGACGCGCGCTGGAACAACCGTCATTTGTTCACCTTTACCATCCAAGATATTACATAGCCTGCGGGATCCATCGGGATAACTTCCTGCACCGGCCAATTTGCTCCGTCGATCGTCAGCACGTCCGAGGTGCTAGGGGTAATCGTGACGCCATGATTGACCAGAGAATAGACCAACTCACCCGCCCCTAATGCCAGCCCGGTCCGCTGCGTGTAAGCCTGCCCCGATGACGGCTTGGTCGTAAAGGTGTGGATGACAGGTGCGCCGGGTGTGGGGTTCCATTCCGGCCCCGTGGGCTGCCCTGGTCGGGTGATGGTCACATAGACCGCCCCAAGCCCGTCACCCGCGTCACGCCCCGCCTCAGCATAGGCCAGCGCGACTTCGGAGGCAATGGCAGCCCCGCTCATACCAGCCTCGGGCCGGTTGAATAGCCGTAAAGCCCGCCGTTGATGCACTGGCGCAGCATGGTTTCAATTTTGGTGGATCTTGGGATGGACGCGCCGCCCTTGTTGGCATCGCCCGTCACTGTCCATTGGATGTCACCAACTTTGGTCAGAACCTTCTGTTCAGCTGGCGTGAATGTCTTGGTCCAGACGCCCGGCGCTGCCACCTCTGCAATGGCCGCCTCGTATGTGGCTTCCACGACATTGGCGCTGTCAACCGTGCAAGTCGATCCGGTCAGATAGGTGAATTGTATGTAATCGGACGCCCGGACCAGCGCCTGCAAGGTCGCGGGGTTGTCAGCGATTACCGTGCCGCGCGCCCCGGCATATGCGATCAATGCTGTGACGGTCCCGATCATCTTGTGACGCTCCAATAAAGGGGGCGGGCCATTACAGCCCGCCGTTGATTATTTCTTGCCGGTTGGCATGGCTTCAGCCTTGACCGGCACAAGCCACGCGCTGCCGATCCAACCCGCCACGCCCGCATTCTTCGCCAGATCGGCGGAGATAGGAACGCTGCCACCGAGTTTGACCTCGGTGCCGTCTGGCAGGATAAGCACGCCCGGGTAGGTGCTGGTGTGCTTTGACATGGTTATAAACCAGTGCCGTACCGCACCGCCGAGGGTGTGCGGATGCTGACCGGTGCAAAGCGGAATGCGCCATAGGTCCGAACCTCAAGCCCGTAAGCCTGGGGCGCAAGGAACATCAGCGGCATGGGCATATGCAATTTCACCACGCTTGGATCGTTGCGATAAACCACCATGCGGTTCGTCAGATTGTGGTCTGCCATGATATTCAACGGCTGGCCGGTCTGCGCGGTGTAGACGTTTGCGCGCCGGATAAAGTCCAGAACGGTGGTATCGCTTTCTGCGGCAAGCTGGCGCGTGGCCAGATCACCGAATTGAGCGATCGGCAGCACAATGGTATCCGCAATCTGCGTTCCAAGGCTTGCCGACTGAACGCCGGTCAACAGGCCGTTGATGAAGGAAAGAATGGCCTGCGGTGTGGATGATGCGAAGACAGCAGCACTTGCCACGCTGGTGATGCCCGTGGTATTGAAGAACCCTTCAATACCCATGTCAGCGTTGCCGATAAGCGCCGTGCTGTTGACCAGCATCTCATACGCCATCCGCGCCGCATTGGCCGCCTCAGTGGGCAGGTTCATGCCCATTTGTGCCGCCGCACCAATTTCCTCAATCGAGTAGGAATACATGACGCCCGCCATGTTGACGGTTGCTTCAAACTTGCCCGTGGTGACATCAACGCGCGGGATGTCGTCGCCCTTACCGTTGATGAACTTTGCGCGCCCGACCGAGTCCTGGGTAAAGAACGTGACGGAGGATGCGAATTGATTTGCCGACGTGTCCACCTGCATAAGGCGCGGGTAGAGGATCGTAGGATATGGTTTGCGCATCACCTCGGCTTCGATGTGGCTGCGCTGCGAAACGACAAAGCCCAAAGCTGCGGGCGCGTCCATGATCTGCATATTCATTTTTATTGCTCCTTACGGCAGATAAAGACGGACAAGATCGCCATCAGCGCCTGCCGTTTCAAATTTAGCACCGGCAATCGCCACAATACCCGCGGCAACGGCCTGTGCGCCAATAACGCCCGTGGCGACCGTGAATGTCACGGGTCCCGCGATTGTCACGGCGCCGTCAGCAACAACCCAGACCGTGCCCTTGCGCAAGATACCCGCCATTTCACCGACGATATATTCGTCGTTGAGGCGGCTCTTGTCGGCGATTGCGATGCCTTCAAAGCCGACACCGCCGAGGCGGCATGTGCCTGCGTCTGTGCCGCTGGAACCGACCGCGCGCCCGAACGGGACCACGGCGGTTGTGACGCGCTTGGAAGCAACGTCTTTGACTTGTTGGCCCTCGGCGATCATGCCTGCGTAGCCAAGGGGCATGACAGCAACAGCGGCCCCGAATGCGTCTTGAATGGGCATAGCTTACGCTCCTTTGCCAACGGATTGCAGATAGGCCGTGCCGAGGCCCTTGACGTATTCGGCACGCGCGTCGGTCGCAACCTTCACGCCAGTTTTCAGCGCATCGGCGACCGGATCACCCTTGGCCGCATCCTCTGACAGAATGTCAAAGCGCGCATCGACATAGGCGTCGGATTTGCCGCTCAGGGCTGCATCGCCCAGCACCGCCACAACAGCGGCCTTGCGAATGGCAGCGTCAGACAGGCCAGCCGTTGCCAGGTCCTTAGCGATTGCCTTGGCCTTGCCGATCAGATCAGCACGGGCCGCGACCTTGGCGTCAAGATCCGCGTCGGACAGGACCGACTTGGACATCTCAGCGATCTTTGCGTCCTTGGCCGCCAGTTCGCCGTCTTTCTTGTCCATTTCTTCCTTGGCTTTCTTTTCGCCGGAAGCCATGTCCTTCATGAGTTTTTCAAGCGCCTGCGCGCCTGCGTCGGTCGTCACGACGGAAAGGCCGTCGATCTGGACTGTCCGCGTCTGGATGGCGTCTGCCATGATAGCGTCCTTTTCGTATGTGATAGGGGATGCGCCCCACCGCGCTACAGTGCCTGGTTGACTGTCACCGATTCTTGCCAGTGGCCCGGCCCTACCGGCCGCCACAATAGCGATGTGGTTTCCCACGATGTTTGTTTGCCGCGCCTGATACGCGGTCCCGTCCGGTGCGATCCCATCGCCCCAGATCAGTTCGGACACATATCCAACGCTCAATTCGCGCTTGCCGTCCTGCACCTTGCGGATCGTGGCGGCGTCGGTCAGCTTGATGCCGATGCGCAGATAATCGCCGTCGCGCAGCACTTCCTCGTTTGTGGTGCCAACCGACACCATGCGGGCCGTGTCAGCCGTTACCAGATCGGCGGGGTGGTCATCAGTGACCGGCAGCAAGCCAAAGGTTTGCAGGCTGGTCTTGCTGAACACTTCGGACTCGTCGCGGTAAACTGTCACCGTGTCCAGATCGGGCCGGTCCAACTCCACGCCAAGATAATCCTGCGTGCCGATGCGGGCGGTGCGAACATTGGCGACCAGATAGCCCTCGTCTGTGACCCGAACGGACCCAAGCGTGGCGGCGTCTGTCATTTTCATTCGTCTGCCCCTTCCGCGCCGTAAAACTCTTTCACTTTGCCCTCCAACCCGGGAAACGCCCCGCTTTCGGTCAGCGTGTTTACGATTGTATCCGCAAGCGCCTCTTGTGGCAAGATATCCATGTCATAAAGCACTTTTACGCTGTCAACAAGAACTTTGCCCATGTCGGCACGTTCTTTGGCGGTCGGCTGGAATAGCGGGCGCCAAGTCCAATGCAATTCGGGCGGGCGATTGCCCAGCGCCGAACGGATCAGGCACTCGTTAAGAATTTCCATTGCCGGATCCAGATCAAGCGTCTGCATCACCCTTACCCGGTCAAAATACACCTTTTCATCGCCAGCGCCCGTTGCGTTCATGCCCGCCGCCGCAATGCCGAACAGCCGAGTCATCGGAACGCCCGCCGCCGCCGAAACCATCTGCATAAAGCGGTCGATGATATCGGGCAGCGTAGCAAAGCTGGCTGATTTCTGGTCGTATGTGTCTTCGGCGTCCATAAGCAGCGCGCCGTTGATGCCCTTGCCGCGCGCCGTCAGGCTGGTTCGGGCAAGGACTACAGCCTCATATTCCGTGCCGCCGGTGCGCAGCCCTTCGTTGAAGCCGTTAATCCCGATCACGTCCACCTTGGCTTCAAATACAAGCGATGCGATATTTGCAATGGTGGCGTCAAGATTCCGCACGGCGCTGATCGTGGCGTTCAGCGTGCTGTCACCCCAGCCAGGGTGCGCGGAATAGCGATCGTCTGGCACTTCTTCGCCCGTTGCAATAACAAGACGGCTTGGGTGGATCGGCACCGATGCGCCCGTAGCGGGGTTCATGGTATACATGACAGGCTTGCCAAACCCCGGCAGGCGCGGGTCGCGCTGTATTTGGCCGGCCGTGATTTCTGACCGATTCAAGACCGCAAGATATTGCAGCCCACCCTTGCCGATCCGGGCCGGGTCCAGCGGCTTTGATGCGTCCAGGTCCCGCGTGCCGATATAGATTGCAGCGCCGCCGAACAGCCGCGCGCGCTTGAGGTTTTGCATCGTCTTGCCCTGCAAGCCCAACCGCTTTTCTTCAGCTTCAATCGCGGTGATCTGTTCCGCGTCCGCCTGCCATTCGCGCCATTCGCGGGTCGCATCCTCAGCGGGCAGGTCCACCACGTTACGGGCAATGGCGCTGGTGCGATACATCGCGACAAGCTGATCATCGGCAATTGTGGTGTTGTAATAATGGGTATGCGCCGCCTTGTCCCGGTCTGTTCCGAGATTGGCGACCAGATTGCGCAGGCCGTCCATGATACTCATATTGTTCCAGCCCATGAATTGTCTTTTACCTGAAGCATATCGAACGCGCGGGTCGCGGCGTCAATTTGGTC